GAACGCTTCTTGTCGCTACGGCTAGTGGGGCCAACTCTACGCTTGTAGACGACCTCGAACCAACCGAACCCATACGACAGAAAACCTAGTGCCTCAGCGATGTGGTCATCAAGTGTGTGGTCCATGTCATGCAGGACACTCTCGACGAACTCTTTCTCGACTTGGGCAGCAGGTGTGTCGTTAGCAGCTTTAACGTGAAGGTCAACATCACGAAGGATTTGCTCAACGGCGTACATAACTGCACCCACCGTAGAATCATTATCACGCATCTCACGATACTTACGGATAGCCTTCTTACCACGAAGTTCAGGGAGGAACTCGTCAGCACGGATTTGACCATTGTAAGTGTTATCGCCAGCAACACCAAGGGTAGACTTGGCAGCAGCTTCAGAGAGTTTGTTTACCATGACTACGCATTTCTTTCATGTTTATCTGGACAAGCCCTTGTTGCTGCTATACACAAGAGATAATTTAGGTTTTGTGTAACCGTTCAAGGAAAGGTCAGTGATTGCCCACACAAGAGCGTCAAGACGGTCAGGAGAGCCAATAGAACCCAGTGGCTCCCATGTTCTCATCTGCGTCTCAAGCTCGTTCAGGTTAGCCCCGTTGACAGGGTTAGCGACATGCTTGACAAGACCACGCTCGTACAGAGCTGAGATAGGTTCAGCACGGGCATACTTACCACGAGAGGCTCTAACAGCTTTGTAGGGGACGGTCTCATCTTCACCATGAATAGTGGTTCTGACCATGTCACCACCTTGGTTGACCTCAGCCACGATACGGTCAGCTTGGAACTGATGGTAAAGCTCAATGGCCTTCATAGCCCAACCCTGTGGTGAAAGCCTGTCGGTATAGTCACCAAGGACATAAGCGACACCATTCACATCAATACCTGCAACAACAATACCCGTCATGTCACTCTCAGCATTAGAGGTAACAGCGGGGTCAAGTGCAACGACAATACGGGTGAGGTCAGGGACATCCTCTAGCTTAACTGAGGCATCGTCCAGCATGGCTGTGGTCCACAGAGCGCCTTGGGCTTCCTCTAGGACTTCAGCATAAAGCTCTTGCCTACCCAGTCTAGTTCCCTCATACTGTTCCTTAACAGCAGTCAGGTAAGTTCCAGCTAGGTTAGCAGAGTTATCAAAGGTAGAACCTGTCGTAACGACAGTCTTAGGGTCTTTAAGTATCTGTCTGATTAGTTTAGTAGGCTTGGGGGTCGTAGTGACCATAATACGGGGATGTTTACCGAGACGCATACAAAACTGTAGCATCTGCCAAGTATCCATGTCCTTATTCCAAGCAGCAGTCTCATCACACCAAGCTAACTCGAACTGGGGTCCACGAAGACGCTCAGGTTCCTCAGCAGAGAAGAACTGTACTTGCGCACCATTCTCCCATGTGAGTGTCCGCTTAGTAGGAGACCATTCAGGGAAACCCATCTTCTTGCCAGCGTAGGTCTTATCACCCTTCCAGCAGACTGACAGGAAACCACTCTCACCCTTAACCATAACTCGTTCGATGTCAGAGTTAGTAGAAGCGACAGCAGCGATACGTTTAGCACCACGCTTGACGTTCTCTCTTACCCACTCGACACCTGACCTAGTCTTACCGAAACCACGACCAGCATTGATAAACCAAGTATTCCAGTCTTTACCCTCAGGCTCTAGCTGGTTGTCCCTAGCCCAGAAGCTCCAGTCATGCTTAAGCTCTTCAGTCTTAATCGGACCTAGCTCTTCAAATAGTTGCTTGACTTTAGTGGCTGGTAACTGACGTAGGGTGTCAGCGGTTATCTTCCTCTGGGGTCTCATCGGGATTAATTCCTAGCAAGGTCAAGAGTGTGTCGGCTGCACTCTCGTCAAGGTCTGGGTCAGTCTCTTGCTCAACCTCAATGTTAGTGGAAGTAGGTGACCAACCAGCCTTGGAACGTAGGAAGAGTTCAGCAGCCCACTGAGTTGACTTGTTCTCCATGTCGCCAGTAACTGCATGGTCAATCACACGCTTACCAACCAGACCATTGATCCTAGCTCTCTCACGCTCAATCACATCACCATAGGTCTTGTACATGGTAGATAGAGAACGTGGGGCATAGGTAAGGTGCTGCATGGACGACAGCATCTGTCTGATAGCGACACCACCCTGAATACACTCAAGGATATGCTTCTCAACGTGCTTACAGTAGGGGAGCTTCTCTGCCATGTGACTAAGGTTCCTGCCTTTGGTTCCAGCGCCTAATGAGTCTGCTCAGCTTACGCCTGCGCCTACGGCACTTCTACTTTATTAACGACAAGTAATCTGTAACTTAAGTGGGTAGAACAGATTCTACTTTGTAACTAATCCCTCTCGTAAGCTATCAGCAAGACCCTTACGACAAACTAAATTGGTTGCATACGTCTTGGTTACTTACTAGAGGGAAACTGTTTAGAGAGACAACACTAGGAGACCCTAACTTAAGTTATAACCTAAGTCATCATCTCTACTAGTTATACTACTTAGTAGCAGTAACTATCGTTATAACTTAAGTTACCGTCTCTCTCTCAATATACTATAAGTTCATTTTCAGACTTTTGTAACACTCAAAACGTAACTTTTTTCTATGAATCGTACAAGTCACTGATAACTAAAGAAAGAATTATTTAGGAATCTACATCTTTTTTTGTCGTGTGTTGCACAAATGTCACAACATTGGCTTGGAACATTGCTCGGTGTAGTGTGGTAAAAATGTCACAGTTGTCTTCTGGGTAGCCCAAAACCAAATTTCTTCTTTTGGATTCATGTGGGGATACCCCACCACCCCGAATCACCTGCGTATAAAACCAAGGGTCCCAACGAGCTTGCTCGGCTAGCGCCTGCGCCACGGATGTCAACCCCCTAATGCAAAATGAAACATAACGTGAGCAAGGGCTTGTGGTGTGACGTTAATGCAACACATTAAGATTAAATGGGGTTGATCGAATGTTTTTAGTTGACCAAGAGAGGCGATTTGGCATCACCCATGACATTGATTCGCAATCCTATCACGACAACAAGGCTTTGCATCTGATGTGCATAAGCGCACGTTAAACCATTGTTACCTATGCGGAAACGCACATAGCCCATAGCGGCCACCTAAGGCACACCACAGGCCATGTAACGTATTAGCACCCTCAGTATCGGTATGCATACGACTCGCCCTGTCGGTCGTCATGTAGCCACCTGACATGGGTTTCACCACAGTTGGTGCAGAACCTATAGCCGTCCTCTGTGGTGCTGATGTCGTCAGGGTCAGTTGGTCTATCGCAGATGTCGCAGCTGATCTTGTCATATGTGATATCGGTCATAGTGTAGTCCTTCAGATTGAGTTGAAGTTGATAACGTAGCTAGGAATGATGTGACCCGCACCAATCGCAAAAAATATCCCCCTCAGCATCGGCCAGCATCGTTCCGGCGCACGGCTTGGCCCGGTAACCGCGCGGTGCATCCTCTTCAGGTTGTTCGTAGCGCCCACAGGTCTCTCCGGCCAATGTGCCGACATCGTGGGATTCGGGTGGTCCGGCCAATCGCCAAGCGTCATAAGTGGTCATATCACTTTCCCCAATGCAGCTTTGTACCATGCGCCAACGGTAATACCATCGGTGTATGTGTTTGCAACAGCGGCATGGCAATTCTGCAGGTGACTATTCCAATTGTCGCGGTCAAGGTCTCGCCCATTGCCAGTGCTGATCTCCCAAATTGCCAATGCAATGGCGGCGGCGTTCAATTCATATTCTTGTTCGGTCATGGTTGAGCCTTTCAGATTGTGTTGATATGATCAAATTTGATCGGGGCTGGATTGCCCTTGGTTGTCTGCTAGTTCAATCAATTCACCCTGCAAAGATTCCATAGCCTCAACCAATTCAGCCTGAATGATCCAATAGCAGATGATCGAAGCGGATTCGTAAAGGCCAGTCCATTCCGCGCCCTGGTCAATTACTTGCGATTCCGCTGCATGTAGCACGCTAGTCGGAGCGTCCATACATAGCGCCATGGCCTTGTAATGGTAGATAGTCACATCCCACGAGTCGGCTTCTGTGTGTGCCGCGTCATATATATCGAACGATTGCAATTCATCCTGAAAAGATTGCCAATCGTCCAGGGTGTTTTTTGTGGGAAGGGGGGGCAGCAATTCGCGAGCCGTGTTTGCGGCGCGAGTCCTGATCTTGTTATATGTGATTTCGGTCATGGTGTCGTTCCCTTGTGTGTCGTTTGCGTTGTCTTATTAATAGGTGATTCGCTATAGCGAGTCAATGCTTTTTATACGATACATTTTTAACACTAGGATTCCAGCAAGCGCGGCAAGAACCGCAGTTGTTGCCTTGTGTTGGTGCAGGGCATAGGTGTCCAACGGGTTCTGACAGCTTGTGAACCGTGCTAGTGTTGTTGCCTTTTATCGGTCGCATATCAATCATTGGCGCGGATAAGCGGATAACAAGGTTGGCTGGAATCTTTCCCGTATAGTTGCGAACAATTTGCAATTCACGAGTCGGTAACCAGTGATTAACTGTTGGTGTTTGCCGTGCAACTTCACAGATTGCATCTAGTTGTTCAACCGAATCCAAGTCGCCGGAGTCGAACCAACGGTGGTAGGGTTCGGAACCTTTACTAACAAACCGCATAATCTGAAACACGCAAGCGGCAATCCATTTGTAGGGTGCAGCTGCAATCAATTTTACGGATTGTTCGTAATTACGAGTCCAGCCCTGGTTGACGCTAGGGCGCAACTTTTGAATCCGCCGCGCATAACAAGATTCGCAAACGGAACCTTTTACCTTGGCCAACTTGTCACCAACTTTACAGGCAAACGAGTCACTAGAAAAAGCGGAACCGGGCATTTTTGTGTTGCCATTGGTTAGGCTAACGGATTCCCTAGCTGCTTTTAATGTCATTACATAAGGGCGTTGTGTTGTTGTCGTTGCCATTACCTTGTTTTCCTTGTGTTGTCGTTTGCGTTGTCACCTTTCTATAGTGAGTCGCAAGTTGTGTCAACTAGCATTACATATGCAATTTGTGCATGGCAGTTATGCAAGGTTGACTCTTGTGACGCTAGAATCGGCGTCTGCTAGAAAAGAATCAACCGCCACCGAATCAACGGGAGTCGCTGCGCCATGATACCGCCGTGAGTCAATAGTGTTTGCGTTAACATAATCGAAAGATATCGTGATCGTATCGAAAGATAGCTTGACACTATCGAAAGATAGACATGTATCGAAAGATACCGATTCGTATCGAAAGATACTATTGACATATCGAAAGATACCGATTCGTATCGAAAGATATCTTGACACTATCTTTTGACATAAGACGAGAACGAATCAGGAACATCGTTGCAAAAATGTCACAGTGTTATAGTATAACATCAGACCCCCCTGATGGAAAATGACCCCCTCGTGGGAATTAGTGGCATACCCCCCCCTGATGGAAATTAAGAGTAATTTTGTTGTTGACCCCCGCGATGGAAATATGTAGGGTGATTCTAAGTTAACCAGATTGGAAAAGTAACATGACAAACCTTCAAGCAATCGAATACCTCCGTGAACTTGGTAACATTTATGCTGTCGCACTGGCAGAGAAGGGCCACAACATTGACGACAAGTCTGACCTGATGAACGGTCTTGCTGCTTACTATATACTGGACCTTGCTAAAGAGTTTGATGATCTTGATGAGAGTGTTGACAAGGTAGTGAGAATCGTCTATGAAGATGTAAGACGCAAGTTAAGCCCAATCGGGATAGGAGAGTGAACATGGACTACAACATCAACATGGACAATAAGCTGCGCGTAGGTGACACGATGTCTGGTGCCGCTGGTAACAAGTTCATCGTGATCGACCAGCAGCACAACAACACCCATTCCCAGTATGCCTCAGAGCTTCTGATCGAGTGCTACGGTGGCCCCCGCAATGGTCAGGTCAAGTGGGTTCCACATCAGTTTGCAATTCAGTACAAGGACAAGAAATAATGATTACCACCGTATATTTCGAGGACAGTGAAGGTCACAAAGTAGTTATCGCAGCCTTCCTGATGGCCTATGATGCAAAAGTGTTCATTGATAAGCAGGCAGACTTTCGTCAGTTAGAGATGATGGACTTGCCACTTGATGCGTGGACTGGCTGGAAGATTCTTGCAAACGAAACTAACAAGGGACAATGAGAATGAAGAGCGAAGCACAGAACTATGTCGTGGGCATGGAAACTAAACATGGGATCATCAAGCTGGAGACTGGTAAGACGTACACCCAAGGGGATGCTATCGTGCGAGC